CAACTTGGAGAACTTGCCTTCGGAATCGTCGGCGGCATCTCCTGCATCGTCCAGTTCCTCTTCCAGATCATCGGCGGAGTCACCGACATCATCCATTTCCTTGCCCAGCTTGTCCATGGCCTCTTCGTTGTCAGCCAACTCCCGCTCCATGCCGTTGAGGGCGGCTTGGGCGTTATTAAGTTGGATCTGCCATGCCTGGGTGCGGCGGTCATTTTCACCGAAGGACTCCGAGGCATTTGCGAGTGCCTGACGGAGCATTTCAACCTTCTTCCGCTGGGCTTCGACTTGTTCGGTCAGAACCTTATGTCGTGCGGCGAGGGCATCGGCAGAATCGTCGGTCTTGGAGAACTGGGATTCCACCAGCTTCATCTCAGATCCCAGCACTTTGAAAGTCTGGTTGATTTCTGTAAGAGCCTTTTTGAACTCCTTCTCGCCCTCAAGGCCGATTTTTAAGCCGAAACTATCTGACATATCACCACCGCCTTCCTGTTAGATTCCGTCCGGGATGATATTGTCAATGAAGATTTCCCGCTTCGGTTTTGCAATGCCGTTGTACTGTTTGTGGCACTCCCAAAGATCCAGGAGCAAGCCAAACGGCATCAGCCAAACCTCATCCATTGACAGATGAAGATGGCTGATGCCGTAATAAAGCAGTCGAGTAAATAACTCAGTGTCACTTACTCGACTGCCACGTTTTTTGTGTCGACCTCACTCTCGACATTCCGCTTGGTACCCTTCAGCAGGGCATCCATGATGGCACTTTTGTAGGTGGCCAGATCCGCAGGAACTGTGAGCAGTTCCACCATTTCCTCAGTCAGCAGTTCCCTGGGGGAATCTTTATGCTTAAGGTTGTGGATCAGGATGGACTGATTTGCCAGCAGAGTGATCAGCCAGACCACTTCGCCGATAGCCATCTCGAAGTTCTCGGACTTCATGAGACTATCGCCCAGGTTTTCCAGACCGCCATAGCGGCCTGCGACTTCCTTGGTGGCCTTGGTAGTCAGCAGCAGAGTGTAATCCTCACTGCCGATCTGAATAACAGAAGCACGATCTTCAATCATTGGTTAGTCCTCCTTATTAGGTGGGTGCCATAGCACCAAAGTAAGGTTCGTATACCTGCTTGTACCAGTTGGTGATTACATCTGCATCCAGAGCATCACCCTCGGTGACCTCGGCTTTCCAGGGGTGTTTGCTCTTGCCGTCCACCTTGTTTCGACGCATGATGGTACCTTCAATGGTGGGGGTGTTGAAGGTGATGCTATCGCCCTTGGTGGCCAGGGCGGTGGCGGGAATGCCGAACTTAACCTTGTACAGCCAGAAGTAGCGGTATTTACCGTTAGCTTTCTTGGCGCGGAAGCCAACAGCGACGGGAGTGCCGCCATCTTCTGCGGTGGAAATGACAACACCGTTGTTGTCTATAACAGCACCAGTGAGGTCGGAGGCAACGCTACCACCCAGATCGTCAACGCCCAGGGAAAGGGTGCCAGACTTGAACTCCTTGACGATTTCGGACGCACCGTCGTCGGCATAGAGGGTGGCCTCCGCCAGTTCCACAGAGAGGTCGGCGGTCATTGCCTTTGCCAACTGTACCGGGGTTGCATAGCTTTCATTGCCATCATCATCCTCGGTAATCTTGGCATAATACAGTTTATCAAGACCAATCGTAGCCATGATTCATTCCTCCATTTGATAGTGTTTGGCCACATCCACGGCGTAGTGGTGATAGCCAGTTTCAGTTTCGTAACCGATGTACCTACGATCCGTCACGGTGAAGTCATTTGAAAGGAGCGTTTTTACAAGGGCATTTTTGTCCTTGATGTAGTTACCCTTGGAGTAAAGTGATAAGCGAACCTCCTGAACATCAATGCCGGGGCTGTTGTCGGCATGAAGAGCGAAGCTATCTACCATGGGAACAATCACCAGATAACAATCCGGGGCCTCATCCTTAAAAACACCAGTTTCAATGGGAAGATCCAGCGCGGAAAGTACGGTGTAAAGATCTGCAAGGATACTCATCGCTTCTCGACCTCCTCTTCAAATTTCTTCTGCATGGCGGTAATCGCGGCAGATTTTGATGCGGTTTTTGCTGGTTTCAGAAACGGCTTGGCGGGCTGACCATGCTTGCCGTATTCCAAAATATTAGCGAGTTTGGCGTTGCTACCGCCGTCGCTTCGTGGCTCCACAAAGCCAATTTTGACATTGTGATTGCCTTGCCGGTCCAGTTTCGCTGGGGAAAGGCCGATGGCACCTTCCAGCTCTCCGTGGATCGGGAGTCGTATTTGGTGCCCTGGCCAACCACGCTGGAAAGGTTGCCCTTCACCCTGGCGAGAACCACTTCACCGCCAGCCTCCAGCACGCTTTCGGCGACAGCATCAAAATCGCTACCCAGGCGGGAGATTTTTTCCAGAAACTCTTCTGGCATTTTGATATCAACCTTTGCCAATGGAAGCGTCACTCCTTTTGGCGAGGACTTCGAGATACATCCCCCGGCCTTTGACATTCTCAACAGAGACAATGTCATAGCGGCCACCATCGCAAACCAGTATGTGGCTGGTGGTGATTTCCACGCCAGGGATGACACGAAAACGGAACAGATCGGTCGCCTCGGAAAAAGCGGCAAGGTTTGCCCACCGCTGGCTACCGTGGCGACCTTCTCTGTAAACACGGATAGAAGCGAGGACTTCATCCTGGGTGGCGGAGAAGCCCTCGCTATCCATGACTCGCTTCGTAAGGACAATGTCAGCAAAGCCATTCATATTTCCAAAACCCACGGTTACACCTTCCATTCCCGGTCAAGCCGTAAAAGAAGATTGACCGTATTCCAGACCTGTTGGCTTGCTTGGACATTATCCGCAAAGAAACCACCTGTGCTACCATCTCTGGATTCGTAGAAGTGCGAAGCCAGCATGATGACAGCTTGCTCGGTGGTTGGGGGCATGGGTGCTGCGTGGTAAGACCCCGCCGCGATGTGCTGATAGCTTTCAGCGTAAGAAATAGCGGCGGTGATGTAGCTTTCCAGCAAGGCATCATCTGCCGCATGGTCCAGAATCAGATTCTGTTTCACCTTGGTCAACAGATCACTCATCACCGCCGCCTCCCTTCATTAGGTCGCAGACTTCATCTGCATGACCTTGACAGCTTCGGGCAGGATCAGCTTTGCATCCACACGCTTGGTAGCCAGGAAGCCAACCTGACCCTTGTTAGCGTACAGTTCGTTCAGACGGCGGAAGGACACGCCCTCACGGTCGCCGATCCAGTAGTAGGACAGGTCGCCGAAGGCCATAACCTTCTGACCAGCACCAATGCCGGGGACAGCGGTGGAGGTGTACACGGGACGGCCCAGCAGAGTGTCGGGAGAACCTTCCTTCAGAGCGGGCTGCCACAGATACTGGCCGTTGTTGTCCTTCAGCAGTCGGATGGCGTTGATGGTGGAGTCGTTCATCAGCCAGACAGCGTTCTTGCGGTAGGGAGAACGCAGGCTGTAGTAGAGGTTGATAACCTCATCGGCGGTGATGGTGGTTGCGGAAGCGGCGGTAATACCGACCTCGGCACCATCAGTCTCGTGGAACAGACCCACAGGCTTGCCGTTGCCGTCACCAGTGACGAAGGCCAGCTCCTCGGCATTGGAGATGCGACGGGCAAACTCACGGCGGAAGTAGTCCTCCAGATCAAAGGCGGAGTCATTCAGCAGCTCCTCGGACACCTTGATCAGAGCGGTCAGCTTATGGGCACCGATGTGCTGCTGACCGAAGGTCTCGGTGGTTTCGGGAATTTCGCCAGACTCCTCGACCCAGTTGGCGATACCGTGGGAAGCGACAACGGGGATCTTGTGGCTGCCGGAGGCGGTGGTGAACACATGAGCCAGGCGGCGGATCACCATCTGGTCGTTCAGAGCCTGAACCAGATGCTTCTCGTAGGTATCGGGAACCAGATAGCCGCCCTCGGTGTCAACACCGACGCTCAGTGCGTTGCGGACTTCGACGGAGGTGCGGTTACGCATCTGCTTCCAGAAGGAGTCCTTGTAAGCATCGGCGGCTCGGCCAGTCTTGGTGTCCACCTTGCCAGAGGCATCGGGCTTGGCGGTCAGAGGCTTGGTGGTGGGAGCGTTCATCTCACGGTCGAGAGCTTCCTGGCGTTCCATACGCTCGATCTCACGACCCATGTTTACGACTTCCTGCTCCATGCGGTTGTACGCCTCAACGTGTTCAGCGGGCAGAATGCCGTCCTCGTCACGGTGGGCATCCAGGAATGCCTTGGCCTTGTTCCAGGCCTTGGTACGCTTCTCGCGCAGTTCGGTAATCTTATCCATAGTAAGTTTCCTCCTTAAGGTTTGATGAGGCTGAGTCTCTTTTCGAGGTCAGCGACGGGAATGCCAGCGGGTTTCGCAGGCTCGGACTTGGGGGCCGCCTCTGCGGACGGCTTGGTGGTAGACTTGCGGTTGACCTTGGACAGCAGAGAGTTGGTTACGGCTCTGCGGCTGAAGGTGAAACTATCCTCGACCGCAGCGGTGCCTTCCTCGGACTTGAAGAGCAGGTCGTCAGCAAAGCCCAGCTCGACGGCTTTCTTTGCATTCATCCAGGTCTCTGCGTCCATGAGGTGGGACAGCTTGGCACGGGACAGGCCAGTCTTGATTTCGTAGGCGTTGATAATGCTCTCCTTGACCTCGGCCAGCATGGCGATGGCCTTCTGCATCTCTTCGGAGTCACCGATGGCAACGGTCAGAGGATTGTGGATCATCATCAGCGCGGTGGGAGACATGAGGACTTTGTTACCAGCCATGGCGATAACGGAGGCGGCGGAGGCGGCGATGCCGTCAACCTTGACCGTAATATTGCCGGGGTAGTCCATCAGCATAATGTAGATTTGGGCGGCTGCCACACAGTCGCCACCAGGAGAGTTAATCCAAATGACAACGTCACCCTTGCCAGCATTCAGTTCGGATCTGAATGCCTTCGGAGTGACGTCATCATCGAACCAACTCTCGTCGGCAATGGAACCACACAGAAACAGAGTGCGGGAACCATCGTCGTTGTCGGTAAAGTTCCAGAACTTATTCAATTTGGGTTTCCTCCTTTGGGGGTTGTGGGTTGGGATCGGTTGTCTGACCAGAGAAAAT